ATGCGGGCGTACATGCTGACGCTTGATGGGAAGGACCGCGAGTATTACCGCGAACTGGTCCGTCTTGGCGTCATGCTCGACACCCCGAACGCCGGTCAGCTTAAAGACCTGATGGACAACGGCGGCAATGAGATGTGGGGCGCGATAGAGCATTCCCTGAAGAAGAACTTAGGCGAGAACGTCGATGTGCCTATTGAGAAACTCCGGACGTTCAAGACGATCATCGATAAACTATATCGTGCGGGCGATGAGTTCTGGAAGATCATCGGCTTTGAAAGCCAGTTGGCCGACTACATGGCTGCTAAAAACATGACCCGCGCAGAAGCCGCGCCCATTGTGGCTGCAAGAGTTCGCCGGACAATGTTCACGTATTCCCAGACGGGTTCAGGGATGAAGTGGTTGGGCCGGTGGCCCGTCGTGGGACCCTTTGTGTCGTTCTCCTCAGAGAGTGTTCGCTCGACAATAGAAGGCGTCAAGATGATCCAAGAGGACTATGCGGACCCGCAGTTGCGGCATCTAGCCAGACGACGTGCGGTGGGCATGGCCGTCGCGCACTCTTGGATGTTTGGTCTGGCGGCGGTGAGCGCATCGATGTACGGCGTAGACGACGAAGAGTTAGAGGCGATCAGAATGCTGGGCAGCACATGGTCAGAGAACGCCAACCTCATGGTCGTCGGACGCGAAGAGGACGGCACGTTGATCACGTTGGATTTATCCTACTTGGATATGTTCAACATCTGGCACCGCCCGATCACCGCCATCATGCGCGACCAGCCTATAGAAGAAGGGCTGAAGGACGCCGTGATGGAGACGCTCAAGCCGTTCTTCGGGCCGGACATAGCAATACAGAACGTCGGTGAACTTGCGCTGAACCAGAAGATCAGCGGCGGACGTGTTTATAACCCCGACGCGCCAGCAGGAGATATATCTAAGGATGTTGGCGATCACATATTCAAGGGGCTGGGGCCGGGCGTCGGGCAGAACATCCGGCGCATAATGAAGGCACTGGACGGCCAACGCTCTCCGTCCGGCAAAGTCTATGATCTCAAGACCGAACTCATGGCAACGGCTGGCTTCCGGGCCAGCGTGTTCGATCCGAAACTGGCGCTTAACTTCCGGGTGAACGACTTCAAAGAGGGCTTGAGCAACGCCACGTCTTATCTTTATGGCGTGGCTGGGGATGTCAACCCAAGGGACGAGGATGAATTATTCTCAGCCTTCGAGAACGCAAACAAAATGCGGACGAGGGCCTACGAAGACTTCGCCAAGTTGGTCAACGCAGCGCGGAACGCAGGGGTCAGTGATCGGGATATCCGCCAAGTCCTACGCGCCGCCAACGTGGATAAGAAATACTCCGCCGCGCTGGCCCGTGGGAAAGAGATACCGAAGTGGAAGCTGGCGACTTCGTTCTTGAGAGGCAATATCAAACGCGCCAAGATACTCCTTGGCCGCGAAGTGTCGAGGGACCTACAGACCCGCAGACGTACCGTGAGGAAGATCGCACGGTCAAGCCAGTAGGTCTTTAAGCGGCGGAAGCAGTTCGTTCGTTCATACGCGAGATCACAGTGACGAACTCTTCGGGTAAGTACGTCAGGGCCTTATCCCGGATGTCAGCAGGTATTCCAAATATTGCTTGAGCAATACCCCCAGCGATAGCGGCGATTGTGTCGCTGTCCCCTCCAATTGAGATCGCATTGCGTATGGCATCCTCAAAGTCCGTCGCCTCCAGCGCACACGTAATGGCTTGCGGTACGGTCTTTTGGCAAGTCTCGTTATGCTTATAGGTCTCACGGATTTCATCGACACTCGGGGTCAGATCGTAGTCAAAATGCCACGAGATATAATCGCGGATTACCAGTGGGGTGTTCCCATGCCGTGCCAAATAGATCGCCATTGCGGTGGCTTGGGCACCTTTAATACCTTCCGGGTGATCGTGGGTGACTTCAGCGGAGGCTTGGGCAGTACCTAACACCTCGCCCTCATCCTCCAACCACCCAACGGCACTCACCCGCATGGCGGAACCGTTACCATAGCTGTTGTAAGGCTGGCGGTCCCAACTGTTGAGCCACTCAAGATACATGTTACCGTACCCGCGAGCGGAATACTTGTAGCTGTAGTGGGTTAGGCGTTCGGTAAGGTCACTGTCGCTGGTCAGCCAGTCGGCCACCGCAACGGTTAAGACCGTGTCATCTGTGAACTTGCAGTTTTCTCCAAAGAGCGGGAACTTCTTGGTCTTGATATTATCGAATTCGTAGATCGAACCAACAATATCCCCTGTGATTGCACCTATCATTGGAGGACCGTACTGCCGACGCTGCCCTTGCACCAAATATGCATTACCGGGGTCCCAACAGATGATTTCTGAGGTGGTTGGCGATGTCCTCGCCCATGGTGCCGCCGCTGGCCATCTTCACAGCCAGCCGTGGGTTCTTAACCAATCGCGCACATACATCCTCCACACCATCAGCGTAACCTTTAGATACAGGCGCTTCGCTCTCCACCGGCGCTTCAACTGCCGGGGGTGCAGAGGACACCGATAGGGCTTCGGCAACAGCCCCCCTGACGAAGTCGGCGGGGGAGATTTTAAGACCATCTGCGAACCTCTTTAATGCGTTGAGTGTATCAACAGGGAAGACGACGTTATACGTCTGGGTTTCCCCGTGCAGCTTCGACGGGCGATATTTGGACGGGGGCATTGGCGATCAACTCCTCTTGGCGGCGCAGGTGATAGACCAGTTCGATGACCATCCCGTAGGCCATTTCCCGGTCAATACTGAAACGGGTGAACTTGCCGTCAGGCAACGTAAGCTGTGCGTGGACCGTATCATCGACGCTGTCCGACTTCTGGAACACCATGGTGGGTTTGAGGGGGACGTGATCACTCATCGGCGGGCACCCGTGATTTCATCTTGTCGATGAACGGCTGAGTGAAGCCCTGATACGGCACGTTCTCCGGAATGGCCTTGCCACCCTTGCCCTTCTCTTTGACCCCGGCCTTGTCGCGGCACATGGAGTTGTAGATTTCCACCAGCGCCAGACCACGGTCATTGACCTCGCCGTTGGCCGGTAAGAACAACTGGACCGATCCTTCTTCGGTCACGATCAGGGCCACGTCATTGGGGTCGAGGCTGGTGTGGGTGGTGCCGGGGGCGACTTCCTTGAGTATTACATAAGCGTCACGGAAATCTCCGAACAGCGCGTCGATATGCTTCATTAGTTTAATCTTCCATTTTCGGGTTTATGTGTTGTTGCAGCAGCGAGGATGGTCTGCTTTATGGACCGCACGTCAGCGGCCATTGCGTCCTGCCAACCAAACATCCAGTACCACATGCCACCATCGGGGTCACTCAGGTACGGGTTGCTGGTCAAGGCCGCACCACGTTCGTAGGCCATGGCCCCTTCGTGATACTCCTTGGTGACATATTTAGTTTCCTTCTCCACCATCCAACGCCTTCTCTGCCAGCATGGCGTAAAACTCGACGCCCTCAGAGACCTTCGCGATGTCGCGTATCTCAATCAGCGCGTCCCTGAACCGGTCCCGCTCCGTCATGGTCTCTGCGAGAAGACCAAGGCCCTCTTTGAGGTCATTCATTGTTTATTCTCGTTTTGTGTGGGGGTTAAATCTAATTGGTCTAATGTATAACTATCGGGGGTCAATTCAGCAGGGGCAGTAACTTTACCCCCGGCTTTTACCCGCCCGTTAAGGGGTGGCTCAAAGAAACGGATTAGCGCACCCTCTATTCGGTCTAGTTCACACGCGGGGACAGGTAAGAAAAACGCCGCATTGAACTCTTTTTCTCGACTATGATTGATCAGTCTACTGGCTGTGTGAACACTTTGCCCGATGTAGGCTATTTCCTGATTTTGGACAAGAAAATATACCCCGCAAGTCGGCCCCACCCAATGAGAGACATCAAGCAACCCTTCAAGGCTACTAAGTTCTACAGGTATCTTAGTGACATCGATCATGGGTGACATACTTGTTCTGTGTAAGAACAGACGTGGCGGGACGTGTGCGCCTTCGTTCTCTTGTAGTATATTATTCGCCGCCCAAGCCTTAACATCTTGTAGTCGAAACAGCGGCTCTCCGTCATCAACCCGGTAGTGCGGCATAAAACCCCCCGCCGCCAAGCTATTCACTCGTTCAACAGATAAACCCAATGCCTCCGCAACATCCGTGGCCGGTTTAAATGAAGAGGGCCACCTGTTTGGCCCCCACGTCTCCAGCTTACTTGCTGGTAGCTTATCCATTATCGTTTTTCTCCAATGCTGTCATAAACCCGCCGGTGTAAAGGACCAGTACGTGCGCCTGAACACTGAGGGGGTGCCGGTTACAATATATGTCCGGGTCATATGCAACCCACCCTTGACCGCCGTCGAGAAGACCGTCCTCGAACACCTCTTTAGCTTCCTTGGCGGATAGCCACTTGGTGGTCATCGTTTATTCTCGTCCAATTTGTGATCGCCGCACCAGTCGTTCCCGAACACGGCGGGGTAGCCCTGCATGGTCGGCGCGTGACGGCGGCAGCGTCCGAAGATTGTCACCACTTCCGGGTTGTGCTGGTCGTCTGTATCCAGCACCGATGCCGGTTTAACTTTCTCCGCGAACCACATACAGGTGGTGCAGGTCATTCCGGCGCTACGGTGTTTCCATGGGTCGGTGTTAATGTTTCCCGGTCTGTCTAATGCAGTCATTATTTATCTTCCTTTCTTACTATGTGGAGGACACCGGAGTGGAAGCCACGCCCTTGTTGTAACGGGCCGACACCCCGGTCCCCACTAACCCGACAGGCCAAACTGAGCAGAAGGGATCGTCGGGTTGTTCATGTTTCGGAGTTCTCATCTAAGATCATTGCAATGGTCCGGGCGTACCCGGCGATGTCGATGACACTGTCCATGTGGTCCGGTGTCTCTGCCAGCCGCACGATCTTGACGATGATCATGTTGAGCGCGTGGCGCACGGCGGCGTTACGACAGTGGTTGATCATGGACTGCATATGGCCAATAGTGGTGAACCCCGGACCCGGAGGGCCGTAGTCCTCACCCCGATCTTGGGTGACTGACTGGATGGCGATATCGAAGGCGTCTGTTTTTGGAGTTTCCATTTGACTAGTCTTAAACTTAAGAATATAAAAGGTCAACTCTAATTTCAAAGAGGCCCCCATGCACTCCAAGAAAGAAGCCCTCAAGGAACTTGAAGCGGTCATCAAAGAATTCAAGCTGAACAAGACCGACGTGGGGGTAGCCATCTCCGGGAACAAGTCGTTCATGGACCTCATGCGCGATCCGAAAAAATCTATTACAACAACTACGCTAGACAAATGCTATCGGTATGTATTAGAACTAAGAGGTCAGGGAAAACTTAAACTTGAAAACTGAGGGGGCGCTCCAAAGATACTTCAAAAGCCAAGCTGCCAGCCACGGGATAATGTGGCGCAAGATTAAGTTCGAAGGCCAGAGTGGTTGCCCCGATATCCTGATCGCCCATAAAGGAAGAATTATATTTGTCGAACTAAAAAGTCCCACCAAGAAAGGCCGCTTATCCGAAATCCAAAAACGTCAAATCAAGCATTTCAAGAACGCCGGTATAAAGGTCCACGTAGTGGACGATAAGGAACAAGTAGATAATGTCATCAGCGAGATCACTGACCCCTAAACAGCTTTCCGCCATCGACAGACTAAGTACCCGCCGCTCAACCATCTTGGTTGCGCCCACAGGCGCTGGGAAAACAGTGATAGCATTAAGTGCTATCACCAAAGCAATCGCCGCAGGTAAGCTACACAAGATTATTGTCGCCTGTCCGGCCAAGGTTCTGGCGACGATGATCTGGCCGAACGAAGCGGCGAAGTGGGATCACCTAAGAAAAATCCGTATCGTCCAGCTTGAGGGCGACAGCGCCAAGCGCACACGCGGCCTGATGAGGACCAATGGCGTGGTACACATCATCATGGTCAGCCTCAACAACCTTGATTGGCTCTTGAACCAAGATCATGAGTGCGATGGAATTATTATCGATGAACTATCGAAGGCCGCTGGTAAACAATCCAAGGGCCTCAAGTCCAAACGCAAAGGAGATTGCTTTAAGTGGCGCGTCGGCATGACGGCGACACCCGTGAGCCAAGACTTCGAGAAGCTATTCCCCATGGCCCGGATCATCGACAAGGGCAAAGCCCTTGGGACCAACCGATATAATTATCTGAGCCGGTATTTCTATTCAGATTACATGGGCTACAACTGGACGCTCAAAGACGACGGCGCGACACGGATTACGGACAAGGTCAAGAAACTCATCTATCTGGTCGAAGACACCAAGAAAGAAGACCTGCCGCGACTGACCGAACGCA